AGGATTTGTTGAATGAGGTTAAACATTTGAAAATTGATAACAAATGGAAAATGTTTTTCCCGGTCTTTATAATACTAGTGGTTATAATGGTCCTTTTGTATATGATTTACAAAAATAAAAGTCTGACTTCTAATGTATGTAATCACATTTACAAAGATAAAAGACAGATCGTAAACCGCTTTTGTTATAAAGATAAGAAGGAAGAGACCGAACAGGAAGCAGATCCTGAGTACCTCTATGTGGCTCAAGGAGTTAATTCCACCAAGGAGGAGTTTGATAGAAGTATGTCAAATAGAACTTTGCCTACTGGCAATCAAGCAACTTCTGAGGTGGTAGGAAAAGTCGCAGAGAATAACCAATTGGTGGTTGAAGTTCCATCCAAAGATGGTAAGAGGTTCATATTTTGTGGTAATGCGTTAGCTGTCAGAGATCGTTTGTTGGTTATATGTGCTCATTTTGTCATTGACGTTGATAAATTTTATCTTAGTCAGTGCCAGAAAGATCGCGTTGAAGTAAAACTTTCAGAGTGTGAAGTTGTCAACGATAGTTTTCAAACATCAGATGATCTTATGTTGTTGAAATTACCGGTTACATTTCCGTTTAGTTTCAAGAACATTACTAACATGATTGCTACTAAAGTGGACGCGGAACCTTTACCATCTGTGACTCTACTAAATATATGGGGTAATAATCGTAAACATCTCATTGTTCTTAACAATCTGAATAATTGTGCTGTGAGAACAGATGAATTCCAGTATGTATGTAACAAAGATGAAAAACATATATTATCACTGAAAAGGTTCATACATTATGATACCCAATCTTGTGAAGGTATGTGTGGTTCTGTCATATTTGGCACCCATGGTCCTAATTATAATAAAATAATTGGTATTCATGTTGCTGGATGTGAGAATTTAACTGGTCAAGCAGCCATAATAACGCAGACTGATGTTAACGTAGTTACTAGCCAAGGAGCTGTTGAAGAGTCACCTTTCATTATAGGTGATGGGCCTAAAATTCCTATGGTCTATAAGTCACCTATAACGAAGTCCATCTTTTATACTACAATTAAAGGTATGAGGGAGTACAGACCTCTGACATGGCAGGAGAAAACTGTACAAAATGGTGAAGTCGTTGAGAAAGAACGCAGTATTAGTGAGTTTCCCACTAAGTTTCCAGCTCCGATCAGACCGAAAATGATTGATGGTGAAGCATCACACCCACTTGATATCAGATTTGGGAAGTTTAGAGTTAACCCTGAGTTCGTTTTTGACGAATCCGCCATTCAGTCCGTTCGTTGTGACATGATGTTTCACAAAAACCTTGAGGAATACCCTATCAAATATGATATAGGATTCTTCGGTGATGGGAAACTTATGAAACCTCTGGACAGACGAACTTCAACTGGTTATTTCGGATTATTGGACTCGAATGAGAAGAGGAGGAAACGTTCCTACTGGTTACCATTTATGGATGACCAAGGGAAAATTCATGACGGTGCAGGAACACACGAACTTACTTTGAAGTTGGATGAAATGTATGAGAAATTATCACTAGGAACTATGGAGATTGTTTTTGTGGTCCATCCTAAAGCTGATGAATGTTTGCCACTACAAAAGATTGTTGAAAACAATGCTAGAGGTATCTATGCGGGTCCTTTGGACGTGCTAGTGATGTGTCGAGCTCTTTTCTACGATCTACAAGCTTGGGTTGTTAAGAACAAGATTAAGAATGATTATGCCATTGGGATGAATCCTTATGGTCGAGATTGGAGTAATCTTGTTACCAAACTGACTCGGGCGCCTAAGAGCAAGGCAGATTTGGTTTTTATGGATGTTGACGTGAAAACTCAAGAAATTGTGATGTACCAAAAGAGGTTCAAGGAGGAGATGTTTGATATTGTTATGTCTTTTTATGCGAATTGTCCTGAAAAAGACAACATAGTCAGACTAAACATGCTCAAATCTGTTTTTAACCACAATAAATTGTTGTACGATGGTTTGTTTTATGGTGGAATGGATTTGAATCCTTCAGGTCACCCTCTTACGGCACTGATCAATTCCTTAGCTACCATTTGGTGGCACCGATATATATATTATACTGTTGTTCACAAACATAAAGGTGAAACCTTTAATTATTGGAATTCAAAATTTGATGACCATGTAAATTTAGTAGCCATGGGTGATGACATGATTTGTGGTGTTGATACTAGCATTACTAATTTTTATCACCCTAAGAATGTTCGTAAAGAATTTAATAATTACGGGATAGATATAACACCCGCTGAGAAAGATTCAGATTTAATATTTAAGAAAGATCTTTCGGAATGCACATTTCTAAAACGTCACTTTGGTGTGGCCGGAGACGGTTATCCTGTCGGACTTTTAGTTAGAGATTCTATACTCAATAGTATCTTTTGGTGTAAAAATCGAGATCATGTTATTAGTTCTTCGGGACAAAATGCAACTAGTTTACTTTTTGAAGCTTCATTGCATGGACGTGAATTATATAAGTATATATATGAAATAATTGAAACTAGGGAAAAGGGGAAGTTCAGTGATGGCAATCTCCTAGATCTAAACGCTTACAAGTTAAGTTATGCTGAATGTATGCAATATAGGAAATATCACTTATCTGGTATTAAAGCTTTTAAGCAGTGTGTGGGTTTTGAGAAATATACTTATTTTTAATTGTTTCAACCCGTCTCGAGATGACGCTAAAAACGCTCCGCCAGCGGTGAATGAAGCGCGATAGTTCTCACCAAAAGTCTTGAACTGACTATAAATGTATTTCGTTACTGGGATTGAATACGATAGATTATCCTAAAATGTACAATGTTCGCAAATATTACAGAAAGAATCAGAGAGGCGGCATCTACGACGTCTGACTCTAGCACAGCTGAGCAAGCCAATAATATGCTAAATTTTGAAGAAGAAAATCGAGTAATCGATAGACACCTACTATACGGAGATGAGCAGAAATTAATGGAGCCCATGACTTTACCTACCATAATAAAGAGTAAAGGAATTGGAGGACATAGGTTTACACCCACTTCGTTATTGGAGAGGCCGGTTAAGATCGTGGAATATACATGGTCTTCAACACAGGGTGTTGGTACTCTGTTGGGAACTGTCAATCCCATTGATGAAATAAGCAAAGATTCATACTTTGCTGACAAATTCTCTTCTCATAGATTTCTAACAACCAATTTAGATATTTATGTTAAAGTGAATCCACAACCTTTTCATCAAGGGGCTTTGATGATTTCCACAACCCCCTTTAACGGTAACCCTGCCGTCGACACGATACCGCATAGTTATTATCCACACGTGCTATTAAACATAACTGCTATGAATAACGCCAAGATTGAATTAGGCTTCTTAGAGGAGTATGAAGCATATGATCTTTTAGGGGTCATAAATAGAGGATTCAACTTAAACGTTAAAGTAGTTTCTGAATTGGCTGGTGCCACGTTACCAGTCGATTTGCAAGTGGAAATATATGCTATGCTCAAAAATCCGGTTCTATCTTTACCGATGGCTCAATCAGGTGAGTCTGATCTGGCAGAAAATGCTGAGACTGGCCTGGTTACCAAAATTTCTGGTGCTGTTGCTGATTCATTAGAATTGGCTCAAACAGCACTATCACAAATTCCTGTAATAGGGACTTTTGTACCACCTCTAACGTGGACTGCACGGGCGTTTAATAAAGTATCTGCCTACTTTGGTTGGTCTAAACCAATCAATGTGGAAGTTGCTAAAAACGTCTGTCCAGCCGTAGCCTGGAGGATGTGCAACGGAGAGGGAGTAGATAACTCCGTTGCCCTGGCGGTATCCCCGGATAACGCTATAGATTCAGCAGAGAATTCAATATTTAAGTTGGATGAAATGGACTTTTCTTATCTATTAGAACGGAAGGTGATGACGAAAGTCACTTCAATAGATAAAAATACAAATCCTGTTAAGATTGATTTAGGTCAATCACAGCAAGTATTAACACCAGCTGACCTTGTTTTAAATTGTTTCAATTACTGGAGATTTACAGTTAAATTTGAAATAAATTTAGTCAAAACGAGATTTCACACTGGACGTTTAATTGTTCAATACTATCCAGCTCAATCCGCAGAACCAACAACCAATTTGATTATGGAACAAAATATGAATAAACTCTACACTAAAGTTATTGATATATCTGAAGTGGATAGATTTTATTTCACAGTGCCTTATATGCATAACCAACCATATAGGATGCTGGACGAATCATTTGGTTCTCTTTATATAGGACAACTAACTCAATTAGATTACCCTGATACTGTTTCACCAAATATTGGTGTAATAGTATATCGTGCGATTTCTGATTGTGAAGTATCTGCACCTATGTTCAAACCCTTTCCGTCTACTTCCAGGGCGCAAGGGTGCTGTGATAATACTGAACCTATAATCGCTGATGATTTGATACCTGTTTTCACTCATGATTTCTCTAAAGAGATCGGAGGTGAAAAGGTTTCAAACCTTAGAACGTTGGCAAAACGTTTCACCCAAGCTGACACTATATCAGCTATTAATAAAGCACCTTATCTCATTTCGGACCTAGGACATTGTTTATTCCAAAATATTAACAACATTTATGCTTTTAGATCTGGTTCTATTAGGTTTAAATTTGTATTTCCTAGGAAATATTGTATGAGAGTAGAATTGATTCATAAAGGATATGACATTTCCATACCCGCTGTATGGGCTCACCCAGAACAGTGGTTTGTGGGGCAAATGAACAACATTGCCGAAATCACCGTTCCTTACTATAATTCGGTAAGACGTAGTGGTGATGAATATCCATGGCATACAGTTAAAATCAGCCTTTTTGATTCTGATACACTAAGATCAACACCTTTGCAAGGAGACGAATTAATTTACGTCTACGCTGCAGCTGGTGATGATTATAGTGGTTACTTTCCAATGCCGATATAAGTGCTTTTACCAAACACTGTGGTCAGTGATCATTAGATCGCTCCTACGGGTTCAGCAGTGTTTTCCCGATAATGAAAGACTTCTCTTTGAGTTCTGGCTACCTAACACGTACTCCGGAGCTGTTTCTTTTATGTG